TCAGATTATCTTCGCAGCCCTACGAGTTGTCTCGGTATCATCATGGACATAGATGTTTGCCGTCACATTCACATCTCTATGACCCATTAACTTCTGAATTGTGTATATGTCAACTCCGCTGCGACGCAGCTCCGTTCCTCTGGTGTGTCTCAGTTCATGGGCTGTAAGCACGGGGATTGAAGGGTACTGAGCATTCAGTGCTGCCATATGCCTTTTCAGTTTCTGCGACCAGTTATGCGGGCAGGCAATCTGACCGTTAACGTTCGGGAATACATACATTGAATTGTGGGGTAGAGTTTCAAGAAGTCGTATCAGCTCTTCCGATATGGGAATAGTTCTGTAGCTTTCCCACTTTGGCGGCATTATGGCTATGCCTCCGCCCTTTTTATCTGCAATAGATCTGTTGACGGATAAAGTTTTGTTTTCTATGTTGATATCTTTCCACATAAGCCCCAGCATTTCGCCACGTCTCAACCCCGTATCAAGAAGCAAGAAAGCTTCGGGCATATCGTTAAAGAAGAAATCCTTTGCCTGGCGGATCTGCTCATCGGAATAGACCTTCTTCTCGTTCTTCTCAACGGCGCTTCGGTATTCAATATTCTTTGCGGGATTTTTCACGCACAGATCATTTTCAATGGCGGCTTCAAAGATGGCTGACAAGGTTATTTTCAGCTTATGGAGCAATGAAGCCGATGCAGTCCGCTGCTTTTTGGAAAAAAAGTTGCGGATATCTACGTTTTTGATATCTTGCAACTCTGCTTTCCCAAAATAGGGTATAAGATGATTTTTGACAGGTATTTGATAAGTGGTTATAAATGTATTTTCCGTAACGGTCGGACGCTTATATACTTCGAGCCATTTCAGCGCCCATTCTTCAAAAGTGTAGTTCTTCTGGATAAACGCTTCTCCTGATCGGTATGCGGTTTCTTTAGAAATAATATACTCCTGCGCATTTGCCTTGGCATCTGCAAGGCTTTTATAGCTGTAAAAGCTCTTGCGGATAGGCTTGCCGTCAAAGGACTTACCGATGATGGCTTTATATTCAAATCTTCCGTCTGATCTGTTTGGGGCTTGTTTTTTGGGTCTTGGCATAAAAATTCCTCCTTGACATTTTCGGGAGGATATGGTAAAATATACTTGCTTTGGGTGTGTATTTTACATATCCTGCTCCCCGTTCGGTGTTCCAGCGCTGGGCGGGGATTTTTTTATTCTTGTAATGATTTATGCAGCCAATATCCATCGGCAACATCGGGGATGTTACTGCTATCCCAATAATCACTTGAAAAATCTATCTTGTTTATAGTAGAAGCATTGAAATTCACACGCATTACAGTGTCTTTGGACTCTTTTCCGTAGCTGTCAACAAAATTGCCCTGAACAAAGATCGTAAGGGTATCAAGCTTGCTGCAATTCTGAAGCGGTTCTATCAAGGAACATATATCGTTGTGCATTGCTCTTACTGAAAGCTTTTTGGAAAGCGTGGAATTTTGACTGATATAGACAGTAACCATATATTTACCATCGCCGGTTGCCTCTGTTTCGGAAATATCATCGACAGATATATTATTTTCGTCAGCGGCATATTTAATCAGGGCAGATGGCTTTGAGGAAGAACTCGGTTTTGAAGCTGAGTTCTTTTTTTCTTGCTTTGTGGTCGCTTCGGTAGTCACGGAAGTTGTGCTTGACTGAACCGAGGGTCTGCTTGTGGAAGCTCTGTTGATGGCGGAGCCTACTGCGACCACAACCGCAACGGCTATACAAACCGCTGCCACTTTACTGTTCACCTGAAAGCCTTTGCGCTCTTCGGGTTCTTCGTGCTGAGTGCGGACGGTATCACCGTATCTTGAAGCACCGCACTTGAAGCATTTGCTGACGTTTGTGCTGTTGGAGGTATTGCACTTAGGGCATTTCCATGTAGTGGCGCCGGCATTTACTCTGTAAGCTCCCGGGCGTGATGCTCCGCAGGAAGCGCAGGTCTTACTCGAATCGCTGTTCTTGTAGTCACAATCAGGACAATTCCAAACTCCCATAATAATTTCTCCTTTACTGTCTATTATATAACTGTATCATATGATCTTATCAAAATATTCCCAGTACGCAAGGCGGATATATTTCACATCTACATCGAAATATTCGCAGAGCTGCCATATCTCTGTAAGCCCGCTTTTGAGAGCTTCTATAAGTTCTTCTTTCGGGACGAGATATTTTATAGCCTCTGCATCTGCCCTGTGTTCCTGTTTTAAAATGGTGCTGATATCTGCCTCGGGACTGTAAAAAGCCCCCTTGACACAATGCCCTATCTCATGAGCGAGATACTGGCGTTCTTCCCTCTCGGTCTTTATCTCGTTGTAGTCCATGCCGATGAAGCACTTTCCCCGAGGCGTAAGCAGGGAAAGCGCCTTGTATTCATCACATTCGGCGGAGATAACTGTAATATCGTTATCATTTTCTGCAAATTGATAAAGGTCGTTCAGGGTCATCTTCTGCGGTTTCTTCGATTTCTGCGACTTGGTCTGCAAATTTACCAACCACCTTTGTCTTTTTGAAGCCCTGTGAACCTTCGCCTGCTGCGATACTTTGGGTATAATCGGAATGTGTGTCTGTGTTCTTTTGCTCACACATTCGCTCATATTCCGTATCGGTCACAAAATCAACCATCTTTTTACCGTGTTCATCAAGTGCACGGTATTTTTTGATGTGCTTGATTTCTGGGAAACTTAGTGTTGTAAGTTTTGGTTTATGATCCAAGAGATAATCAGTAGTAACGCCGTATAATTCCGAAAGCGTTATCAATATATCCACTCCTGGCTCTCTTACGCCTGTTTCATAACTGCGATATGTAGAAAGCGGTATATTTAACTTTTCGGCAACCTGTAGTTGCGTTAATCCATGATTTTCTCTTAGTTCTTTGATTTTTGAATATGCCATATGTATCACCCCCTTTACTACTATATTATACATCGTAAATGTACCAAAGTCAATACATTTTGTATCACTTTACGGTTGTAAAATAGCATAAAAATTGACAATACATTTTGTAGCATTTTTTTTATTATAACTATTGACAGTGATACAAAATGTGTTATATAATATACATACAGTAACACGAAACGTATTACTAAATATTAGAAGAAAGGGTGTAATAAAATGGCAGTTACTAAAATTGAGGATGTTCTTCGAGTTGAACGAGCAAAGGCAAATATGACTATAGAAGAAATGTGCGACAATGCCAACATTCCTCGCCAGACATACTATAACATGAAAAGCACAGGTTTTAAGAGCCTTAGAGCTTCCGACCTGATTGCCCTTGCTGATTTGTTTGGCGTAACTACAGATTATCTTCTCGGACGCACAAGCTAAAAAAGGAGGCTCTCGGGCAATGGAAAAACTGATATTTCGCAAACCTTCAAAAAAGGCGCAGGCGCAGACGGTCAAGGTAAGTGCAAAAGCCTACAATGCAATATCTGCCATAGAGGCAGAGACAGGGCTGTCTATGACGTATATAGCAACTCAGATGGTTCTTTATGCGGCACAGAACGTTGATATACGGAGTGATGAAGATGAATAATGATGTTCTTTCTAACTTCATCGAAAAGGATAATCAGTGGGTCAGTGACACCATTGAGAAATATCCTGAGAAGATCCCTGTAGAACATCTTGCCGAGCATTTCGGCTGTACGGCTGCAAGCGTTAGATCAGCGATCGTACAAAACCAGACATTCGGACTGTTCTGGAGAGAAGGAAGCAAATCAAGAAACACTTTTCTTATACCGACAGGGCTTTTTGTCCGCTGGTACTGCAAGGCAAGTTTCTAAGGGGGTGTAAGTCATGATAAGCGTTATGTGCAAGGACAAGCAAGGGAAGGTCATCTGCAAATACAACAGCGATGATGAACCTGTTGAAACGGCAACAGTTATCTACAACAGCGCTTTGAACCACCCGAAGAGACCTATTTTCTTTGTACCGGGTGCGTGGGTGTTCATAGGCGAAGCTGACAACGGAAGGTGGTATCTGAAATGTTGAGTGCAGAACAGCTCAAGATCATTCTTGAAAGCGGAATGACCGTTACGGCGATAGACAGTGAAAGCGCTCCTCGGCTTTTCAGGGCAGCTTTTCGCAGAAAGAAAGACAGTGACCGCATAACGGTAGCTGACTACACATCGGAAGATAACGGCAGGACATGGAAGCTCTCATCTATTGACAGCGCATATGAAATGCGGCTTGATGACTGCATCAAATCCATTCAGCGGCTTGAAAGCTCAGGGTGCAATGTTGAGGTGAAGGGAAAATGAGCGGAACGGTCAATGCTCATTCAGTGGCGAAAAGCATGGAGAAAGCAGGCTTCTTTGTTATTGAAAGCGCCGTATCGGCTTCCACGCTGTGGGGTATCAAAGAAGGCAAACTCACTCTGGTGGATATTGTGGGCGAAAAGAAGGTCATTGCTCTTCCCATAGGCAAGCGCAATATTGACAAGCTCTGCGAAGAACTCAGGCAGATAAAGAATGTTTACGGGGACAAGCTGAAATGAGGTGAGACAATGAAGTGCGAAAGCTGCATACATCGTGGTACCTATTTTTCGGCTTTCGGGCAATGGTCATGCGACTACATTCTTAACACGGGAGAAAAGCGGAACTGTCCGCCAGATGATCTTTGCACACGGTACGAACAGGGCAAGAAGATAGTCAAGCCTTACGAATACCGATGCAAAAAGAAAAGAGGTGGTAAAAATGAGCATTCTCAGACCAGCTCTTGTAAAGTCAAGCATCGGATACATCGAAACAAGACAGATGCCCGATGACAAGCGGCAGTGCATTCTTGCGGCGCTTGAAAAGCAGCTTCCGAAAGAGGCTACAGATGACGGCGCTTTTGGCAAATGCCTGTGCTGCGGTACGGAATTTAACAGTGAACTGCTGAACGAATACGATATGCGATATTGTATCAGGTGCGGTCAGCGGATTGAAGGGGTGTGAAAACATGGACGTGCTTTTTGAGCTGATATATCATATTTCAGCCATTGGTATAGTAGTTATTCTGACAATATTTATGCTGTGGCAGTTTTTTGATAACATCAGAACGGCTATGGACACACCCGATGATGAAGAATAACGAAAGGAAGGTAATTATTATGAACCTCGCAACAACAAATCTTATCACGGATCTTATCAAGAAGAATAACGAGCTTACCGTAAAGGCTGCACAGCTTGACTGTATTCTCAACTACGTAAGTTCAAGCAAATATTCCATAACAAAGGAAGAGATATTTGCCATTGTAGGCGAACCTTACGCAACGGAGACAGCAGACAAGGCAGAGAAGAAGGAGGATATCACAGATGGAGATCTCAGTTTCTGATTATCTCCGCAACGAAGCCGCTCTCAGGCGTGCCGAAGAGAGATGGCTGACCGATGAAGAAGATGACAGGGAGTTTGATGACGAAGTTCCCGAAGAATGACAAGGAGTGAAGATAATGGAGGAAGAAATCAAGGAAGGTTTTGTTATCAGAGATGATAATGCTGCCGAATGGGCTTTGCAGAAGATATTTGACGAAAAGGCAGAGCTTGAAAGACTGAAAGCTCTGGCAGACAGTCAGATCGCTGTTATTATGGATAAGGTCGAGGCGGCGGAGAAGCGCTTTACTTCACGCACGGGGTATCTCAAAAAAGCTCTTGAAGAATATATGCTGACCGTCAAGAGGAAGCAGAGCAAGACACAGGAGAGTTACAGGCTTTTAAGCGGCTCTCTTATTCTCAAAAAGCCCGTAGTCAAGATAGTCAAGGACGATACAAAGCTTCTGGAATACGTAAAGGAGCATTCCCCTGAATACGTAAAGCATACTGAGGCTGTTGACTGGGCAGAGTTTAAAAAGACCCTGACGATATCGGGCGATGTGGTCGTTGACAGCAACGGCGAGGTCGTAAGCTGTCTTGATGTGGAAGAGGCCCCGGGCGAATTTATGATACGTGACGAAAGGAGCGAGACGTGATGGAAGAAAGCAAAGCTTCTTTATCTTTCCTGGAACGTGTGACCATGATCCAGGCGGAGCTTAAAGCCCCCAAAGGGCAGTACAACAGCTTCGGTAAGTATAACTACAGGTCATGCGAGGATATTCTCAATGCGGTAAAGCCGTTGTGCGCAAAGTATGGCATAATGCTGATGTTATCGGACGAGCCTGTTATGATAGGCACAAGAATATATATCAAAGCTACCGCCAGACTGTGTGATGTCAGCGGCAGCGGCACGGGTCTTTGCACAACAGCATTCGCCAGAGAACCCGATGACAAAAAGGGCATGGACGAAAGCCAGGTAACAGGCACAGCGAGTTCGTATGCTCGCAAGTACGCCCTCAATGGGCTGTTCCTTATTGACGACACAAAGGACGCTGACACTGACGAATACAGAGAGCAGCAGAACAGACAGCAGGGGCGTGAAAAGAAACAGAGTGCGCCGACTTTTACCTGCTCCAAGTGCGGAAAGAAGATATCCAACGTGAAAAAACCTGACGGCACTATTGTTTCTGCTGAAACGGTATATCAGAACTGCAACGGAATGTGTCTGAGCTGCTACAAGCAGGAGCAGGCGCATCATGATTGAGCATTTTGTAGGGTATCTGCACGACTATGACGGCGAGGCTCTTACCGTCATAGCGCCCTACAGTGATGAACGGAAGCTTTTGAAGCAGGGCATTACGCAATGCGAGATAACGCTTACAGACGGCAGGAGCATATCAGCCCAGCAGAGAAAAAAGGCTTATGCCACTATAAGGGATATTGCGGTTTACAGCGGCGATGTTCCCGAATACATAAAAGAGCATCTGAAATGGATGTTCTGTGCGGAAAACGGCATTGAAGAGTTTTCACTTTCCGACTGCGACATGAGTACAGCGAGAGAGTTTATATCCTACATACTGGAATTTGCGATCTCTTGGGGCATACCGCTTTCGGAAAGCGCAATAAGCAGAACGGACGATATAGGACGATATCTGTATTTCTGCATAGAACACCGTGTATGCGCTATATGCGGCAAAAGGGCTGATCTGCACCATGTTGACCATGTAGGCATGGGTCGTGACCGCAAAGCCATTATTCACATCGGTATGCAGGCGGAAGCCCTATGCCGAGAGCATCATGAAGAATGCCATTCGGAGGGGCAAAGAACCTTTGATGAAAAATATCACATCTACGGTATTGCGCTTGACGAGTGGCTTTGCAAAAAGCTTGGGCTGAAAGCTCAGGCGGACTAAAAGGAGGTTGCTTCTATGTTAGGAGCGTGTTCGATCAACAAAGTTATTCTTATGGGAAGGCTGACGGCTGACCCGGAGCTTAAACAGACACAGAGCGGCGTTTCGGTGTGCCAGTTTACCGTTGCGGTAACAAGGGCAAGGGCTGACCAGAACGGCGAGAGGCAGTCTGATTTCATCAACGTTGTTGCCTGGAGGCAGACAGCGGAATTTGTGTGCCGCTATTTCAACAAAGGCAGACTTATCCTTGTGGAAGGTGAGTTAAGAACAAGGACATATGATGACAAGCGCTACCCCGATGTACGTCACTATGTTACTGAGGTCTATGCCGATGGAGTTTCATTTGGCGAAACGAAGAGTTCATCAGGCGGAGGATATCAGCAGGGCGGTCAGTCTCAGGGCAACAGACAGGGCAGTCAGGGTGGATATCAGCAGTCTGCGGCAAATGATCTGAGTGACTTTGATGAGGTCATCAGTGACGGCGATCTGCCGTTTTAAGGAGCAGGCAAGATGGCAGATCGCAGAATGTTTTCAAAAACGATAATAGACAGTGACTGCTTTCTCGATATGCCTGCTACGTCTCAGCTTCTTTATTTTCACTTAGCAATGCGAGCGGACGATGATGGATTTATCAATCAGCCCAAGTCCATTATGCGAATATGCGGCTGTAAGGAAGATGACATGAAGCTGCTTATAGCAAAGCAGTTTGTTATCCCCTTTGAAAGCGGTGTTGTGGTCATAAGACATTGGAAAATCCACAATTATATCCGAAAGGATACCTACAGGGAAACGGCGTGCAAGAGCGAAAAAACGATGCTTTTGGTTGATGAAAATAATGCTTATTCTTTGCCCTGTGACGGGTTCGTCACGGGTTCGTCACGGGTTCGGGACGAAACGTTGACGCAGGATAGGATAGGTAAGGATAGGATAGGTAAGGATAGGATAAACAAGGAAATATGCGTTGAAGCCGATGAAGAAGAACAGCCAAAGCTCACTGCTTCAAAGCAATCCAAACCGCAAAAACATATTCACGGTGAGTTTAGGCACGTAATGCTTTCATCGGAAGAATATGACAGGCTTATCGGAGATTACGGCGAAAAGGTCACTGCTGAATACATAAAGCAGCTTGACGAATATCTGGAGAACCGAAAGGATAAGCACTATGCCAATCACAACCTGACTATCAGAAACTGGATCAAAAAGGCGAACGTTCCAAAGCTTAGTGAGAAAAAAGGATATGGCTTTGAAGGCAATCCATGGGAGGGTATGTAATGGATATTGAGCAATATCTTACGAAGATAAGCGAAAATGCCAAATCAGATGACCCTTTCTATATCAAGGACGGCATCGAATACTGCGAGAAGTGCAATTCTCCAAGACAGAAAATGATTTTGCTCACCATCAAGGGAGAAAAGAAAAATATTCTTGTCAACATGATGTGCAAGTGCAGAGCAAAAGAAGTCGAGGAAGAAGAAAACAGACGAAAGCAGGCACAGCAGGAAGCGGAAATACAGCGCAATATCAGCATAGGCATCAAGGATATGTCTTACAGGACGATGACCTTTGAGAAGTCCGATACACGGCTTATCCGAGAAGAGAACTACTGCCGCAACTTTCCGAAAATGCAGGAAATGAAGGTAGGCATCATGTTTTCGGGCGAAGCGGGCACGGGAAAGACGTTCAGGGCTGCCGCTATTGGCAATCAGCTTCTGAGAAACGGATACACGGTGTATATGAACAATATCACTGCTATCTGTAATGAGATCTGGGGGCTGAAAGACAAGCAGCAGGCAATCGACAATATATGCAGCTTTGAGCTGATGATACTGGACGACATCGGCGCTGAGAGAAACACCGAATACATGAGCGAACTGGTGTATAACATCATTGACACCAGATACAGAAGCGGCAAGCCTCTCATTATCACAACGAACCTTAAAAATTCAGAGATCAAGGCGCTGAGCAACGGCGAACAGATAAACGGGTCGAATACGACCCCTTTAAGCCAATCAAGGATATACAGCCGATTAGTCGAGATGTGTTCTTATCCGATAATCGTATCGGGCAGAAACAGACGTGGAGACATCGGACGAAGCAAATATGAGACGGTGAAGGAGCTGCTTGAAAATGGTCTATAAGTACGTTATACACGACATTCCGCCAAGCAACAACAAGTACATCGGACGGAATGAGAGGTTCAGGTATCAAGCGGCAAAGGAACAGTGGGAAGCACTGGTGAAATATGAATGCTCTCCCAAGCCTGCAAAGCCGATAAAGCGGTCAAGGGTAACGCTGATGTATTACTTTAAGACCAGGGGGCGCAGAGACCCGGACAATTACAGCGGCAAGTTTATTCTTGACGGACTGAGGAAAGCGGGCGTTATCGAAGATGATTCTTTTGATAACATTGATCTCATTCTGAAAAAGGGCGGCTGTGATAAATTTAACCAGCGGACAGTGATAACAGTGGAGGTGATAGAGGAATGAAAGCACACAGAAGGGCAGATGAAGTATATAAATACAACGTCTGGAAGGAATGCTCTGAGGATATTGCAAAGTCAATGATCCTTGCGGTGCTTTTTATTGCTGATAGGCGCAAGTGGCACAAAGAAAATGTGCTGAAGCTTTACGAAGATATCATTGATCTGCTTGAAAAGCCTATAATGATATTCGGCAAGCAGGTCAGCAGTATTGATATGGAAGCTTACATAGTGAAAAAATACGGCATTGACCTTAGCAGAGTTAAGCTTGACTTAGCTCCGATGGGTTCGGGCAGAAAGAAGGAAAAGGAATATGGGCTCTAAATACACGGAGTTCCTGAAAAGCAAGGCTACTGTGGTCAAGGCAAGCGGATTTGATGTTCCGATAGAGGAACTGAACGACAATGCTTTTGAATGGCAGAAGTATATTGTGAAGTGGGCACTTAAAAAGGGAAAATGTGCGCTGTTTGAGGACTGCGGACTGGGCAAGACATTACAGCAGCTGATGTTTTCCTACGAGGTACACAGGCACACGGGCGGAAACGTACTGATCGCTGCGCCTCTGGCGGTAGTAAATCAGACAGTAAAAGAGGGGGAAAAGTTCGGCATATCGGTAAATCCATGCCGTGAGATGTCAGATATCAGGGTCGGTATCAACATAACCAACTATGAAATGCTGGAACACTTTGAACCATCGGCTTTTGTTGGCATTGTGCTTGATGAAAGTTCGATACTGAAAGGATTATCAAGCAAAACAAGGCAGTACATAACCGAGAATTACAGAAACACGCCCTACAAGCTTGCCTGCACTGCCACTCCTTCGCCCAATGATTTTATGGAGCTGGGCAATCACGCTGAATTTCTGGGCATTATGACAAGGACTGAGATGCTTGCCACGTTCTTTGTTCATGACGGCGGAAGCACGTCATTGTGGAGGCTGAAAGGTCACGCACAGGACAGCTTCTTTGAATGGGTAGCTTCCTGGGGCTGCTGCATGACAAAGCCCTCTGACCTTGGTTTTGAATGTGGTGGATATGACCTTCCTGAACTGGAGATCATTGAACACACGGTCAAAAGCAATGATATTGAAACCGATGAAGGGCAGATGCTTCTTTTTGCTCAGACCTCTCAGAGTTTATCGGAAAGGCAGAGAAACAGACGCAACAGCATTGACGAGAGGGCAAGGAAGGCGGCTGAGATAGTTAACAGCTATGACGGTCAGAGCCTTGTATGGTGCGATCTGAACGATGAAAGCCGAAAATGCGCCGAATATATCAGCGGAGCGGTGGAAGTCAAAGGCGCTGACAGTGATGCACACAAGATAAGTGCTATGACTGGATTTTCTCACGGAGATGTAAAGGTGCTTGTATCAAAGCCTTCCATTGCAGGCTGGGGAATGAACTGGCAGAACTGCTCGAACATGGTTTTTGTGGGGCTGTCGGACAGCTTTGAGGCATATTATCAGGCAATACGCAGATGTTACCGGTTCGGGCAGAAATCAAAGGTAACAGTCCATATCGTAATATCGGACGGCGAGGGTGCTGTTAAGCAGAATATCGAACGCAAGCAGGCAAACGCCTTGAAGATGACCTCTGAGCTTGTAAAGCACACAAAGGATATACTGGTGGCGGATATAAAATCAACAGTCAGAAATACTGAAAATTATTTCGCACATGAAGAAATGCTGATACCTGACTGGTTAAGGAGTGAAACGGCATGAAGGTCAAAGATCAATACATTACGGATAATATGGCTTTGTACAATGGGGACAGCTGCGAGGTGCTGAAAGGTATTCCGGACAGCAGCATTCATTTTTCAATCTACTCTCCGCCCTTTGCAAGTCTTTACACATTCAGCAACAGTTCAAGGGATCTCGGCAACTGCCGCACTCAGAGTGAGTTCTATGAACACTTTGAATTTATAGTTTCCGAGCTGTACAGGGTGCTTATCCCCGGAAGGATAATGGCGGTTCACTGCACGAACCTTCCAACATTAAAGGAGCGTGACGGATTTATCGGCATAAGAGATTTTAGAGGTGATCTGATACGCATTTTTGAAAAAGCAGGATTTATCTATCATTCCGAGGTGTGCATCTGGAAAGACCCCGTGATAGCAATGCAGAGGACAAAGGCTCTGGGACTGCTTCACAAACAGCTGAAAAAGGACAGCACGCTCAGCAGGCAGGGCATTCCCGATTATCTGATAGCTATGAGAAAGCCCGGAGCAAATCCTGAGCCTGTCACTCACACAAACGAAAGCTTCCCTGTTTCGGTATGGCAGAGATATGCTTCTCCAATATGGACTGACATAAATCCATCGGACACATTGCAGGCGAAATCTGCGAGAGACGAAAAAGACGAAAAGCACATCTGCCTTTTGCAGCTGACTGTTATTCGCAGGGCATTGAATTTATGGACAAATCCTGGCGACAAGGTACTTACACCATTTATGGGCATCGGTTCTGAGGCTGTTGTATCGTTGGAGCTTGGACGATATGCGATAGGCGTTGAGCTTAAAGACACATGGTATCAGCAGGCTGTGAGAAATTGTGCAAGTGTTACTCGCTGTGAGCAGATTTCACTTTTGTAAGAACAGCAAAAGCGCAAGGATAGGGCTATAATGCCGCACACGGCGTTTTATGGTGCTTGGTAGTGTAATTTACCTGATAACTTTAAATCGCCTAAAAATGGCATTTAAATCGATTTTGAGAGGTGTAATGAAAATGAAAGTTTTAAAGGATTATTGAAAGGATATACATATGAGCTGCTGCCACAACTGTACAAAACGGACTGCGACCTGTCATTCAAGGTGTAAAGAGTACAAAGAAGAAGCAATGAGAAATGCAGAGCGCAGAGATGCCGAAAACAAGGAAAGAGCAGTAAGCATTGGCATATATGAACACGTAAGGCGAACTGCTGAACGATATAAACGGCATAAAAGAAATAAATAACGGAGGTATAATATGAGCATAAAAGGATATAAAGTTTTTAATCCTGACTGGACTTGCAGAGGGTTTCAGTATAAGGTTGGTGAAACGTTTACGCACAACGGAAATATTGTGATGTGCGGAAGAGGTTTTCACTTTTGCAGAAAAGCAAGTGATTGCTTCAACTATTACAATTTTAATAGCAACAATAAGGTTGCCGAAGTTGAGGCAATCGGACTTGTTGAAACACGAGGCGATAAATCGGTAACAGATAAAATCAAGATAGTCCGTGAAATTAAATGGATGGAACTTTTAACCATCGTTAATGAAGGCAATAACTGTACGGGATTGTGTAACAGCGGTAACAGGAACAGCGGTAACAGGAACAGCGGTAACAGGAACAGCGGTGACTATAACAGCGGTGACTATAACAGCGGTAACTATAACAGCGGTAACTATAACAGCGGTAACTATAACAGCGGTGACTATAACAGCGGTAACAGGAACAGCGGTAACTATAACAGCGGTAACAGGAACAGCGGTAACAGGAACAGCGGTGACTGTAACAGCGGTAACTATAACAGCGGTGACTGGAACAGCGGTGACTGTAACAGCGGTAACTATAACAGCGGTGACTGGAACAGCGGTAACTATAACAGCGGTGACTGGAACAGCACCAATTATAGCACAGGATTTTTAAACAGCGAACAGCAGACGATTTATATGTTCAATCAGCCCACAAATATGCAGCGAGATGATATTTATAATCTTGCAGGCATTCAGATACTTAACTGGAATTATGAAAATTCTTGGTGGATATATTCTGAGAATATGTCAGCAGAGGAAAAGGCGGCACACCCTGAACATGAGACGACAGGCGGCTATCTGAAGACGGTCGATTTCAAAACTGCCTGCAAAATAATGTGGGATAACCTTGATGAAGAAGATAAAGAAGCTGTCAGAAATCTTCCGAACTTTGATAATGATGTATTTAGGGAAATCACCGGTATTTCTGTGGAGGGCGAAAATGAACAAGATAAGTGACATGATATTCAGAGGGTTTTGCATCTGTGAAAGCGGTGACAAATATATCACAGTGAACAAAACACCTCGAAAGGGCAAGTGGATCATCGGCGATATATGCCATCTTCCGCTGGGACAGGCTGCTATTGTAGAGCCACCCCATTTATATGCGGCGGTACCTGAGACCGTAGGACGGTATTCATCAGTCAATGACGAGGATGAAACGATGATATTTGAGGGAGACGTTGTTGAATACAATGACGGAATAAACTACTTCAAAGGAAAAGTTATGCTTTTATCGGGTGCATTTGGTGTGTTCTGTGATGAAGAAATTCCGTTTGAATATGCAGGCGGCAGAAAGTTTGTAAGCTTTCACGAGATAATATGCAACGATGGCTGGATTGATACGGGTAATGTCAGAAACGTCAAGGTCATAGGGAATATTTTTGAAACAAGGGAGGGTGAGTGATGGATTTTGTATTTGGAATGATAGTTGGTTTTATCATCGGTATAGATGTAATTGCGGTTATTGCGTGTGTGATGGCTGCGGGAGATTCGAAAAAAATTGATAACAAAAAATAACAGGAGGAAAATAAAATGGATAGAATAGCAAACAAGATCATTTTTTTAACGGCTATTGCAGACGCTTTTCGTGGCGAAGAGGACCGTGAACTCAATGCGGCTGGGAAAATTGATATCCCCGAGGACGGCAATGCAACACCGATACTCACAGACCTGTTTTATGCGTTCAAGGCATTTTACACTCAGATATCCGGAGACAATGTTGACCCCATAGAATTTATCGGCGTGCTGACACGTCTTGTTTTCCAGGATCAGCTCAATGATAACTCTGAGGCGGAGGATAATTCATCTGATGATTTTTCCGATATGCTGGAGGGCGGTGAGGAAGATGCGTGAAATATTATTCAGAGGCAAGGCTGTAGATGCGGACAAATGGATATATGGAGATTTACGCCATATATCTGATGGTCACGGCGGGTATATCCTGTGTATCGTGGACAACACAAGCGGCAGGAATAACGATGTTACAGGTATTGAGGTAAGCCCTAATACTGTTGGTCAGTACACAGGGATGACCGATAAAAACAGCACCAAGATTTTTGAAAGGGATATCGTAAGGTACGGCGATACAATCCACGAAGTGGTTTTTGAGCAGCGAAACGGGACAGCATATTTTGGGCTGGTTTACTCGGAAAGTGAGACCCTGCCATTTGGGCATTATCAGGACCTGAGGCAAATTGAAGTTATTGGCAATATCTATGATACCCCGGAACTTCTCAAAGGAGCGATGAAACCTGCAGCAACAGATGTTGCACAGAGCGGACTTGCACCAGCAACGGAAAACTTTTCTTTGCAGGAGGCGTGATAATGAGTAAATTTGATTTTGACGGATTCACTGGTGACTACCCCGTTGCTGTGAGCAAGGAGCGTTACACCGAGCAGGAAGCCATTGAAATCGCTAAGCGTGAATTGGGTGAGGACGAAGTAACTGTGTTTGACGGATACGTCCGTTTTGGCTTTGGGACTGACCCTGATGACCCTTGTGCCAAACCACGAAACGCTTGGTGGCTGGATATAGGCAAAAATTGTCCGAAAGGCTGTTGCCCCGTGTGGGCGTTTTGTAAGGTGAGAATGACTCTTGAATTAAAACAGTATGAATCCCCTTTTTTTAGCAATTCAACGGAACCATATAGACTGGGCGGGGTCAAATCAATTACAAATAACACCTTTTACGGAGAAGGTCATTTTGCTATCACTATTTTTGGTACAAAAGTATTTGTTACGAGTGCTTTTGAATATGTAAAAGACGTTGATAGCGGAAAAATGTTTGTAAGAAACGGAAAATGGGAGGGCTGACAATGGCTGAATACATAGACAAAGAGCTTGTGATAGACACGATAGAAGAGCTGAAATCAAAGGCGCTGCCAAAAGCGTTACTGTTTGACCACCTGAAAAAGGTTATCGAAATATTCCCGACAGAAGATTTTGCACCTGTTAAGCATGGGCATTGGATAGACGATGGTGGATATGGAACGTTAAATCACGGCTTTATCAATCAATATAAATGTTCGGTGTGTGGCGTTAGAGCGGACTATTGCAAAGGAGCGTATTGTTCCCACTGCGGGGCAAAGATGATGCAAGAGTGAGGAGGGCTGACAATGGCAGAAATACGAAATGTAAATATTGACAAAGAGTTTATCGTTAAATTCGGTGTATGCAGGACAAACTTTTCAGATGATATGTTGTCTATTAGTTTAGAAGTGCTTCCTGAAGCTATCAAAGAAGTTCTTCAAGAAACAATAGTAGAAGACGGGGAAATAACGGTTACACCCGTGAAGCACGGGCGGTGGATCCCCATTTCCGATGGGGCCTGGGCGGAGTGCAGCGAGTGCGGGGAGGCCTGCGATGTAAGCGACAATGGTGGAATGACCGCCTTCGAGCTGTTCTGCGATTGCTACAAATACTGCCCCACCTGCGGGGCAAAGATGGACGGGGGTGAGGGAGAATGACTGAGAGGGAGAGGCTGGTTGAGCTGATTACAAACGGATTTTACACGAAGCCTGTATATGAAGCTTTATGCACGAACAAAAGAAAAGCTTGAGATTTTCTTGCCGATTATCTGCTTGAAAACGGCGTTATCGTGCCGCCTGTTAAGGTTGGTGATACTGTTTACACTAATGTTTCGTGGCAAGGTTGGTATTTAAGGGATAAAGATAAGCCATATAAAGCAAAGGTTGTTTACATAGGCATAAACGGCAGTAAAAACTATGTGAATGTTGTCTATGAAAAGAACGACAATATGTTGACCTTTACTTTTGATGAAATTGGCGACAGGATATTTTTGACCCGTGAAGAAGCCGAAAAGGCTGTTGCAAGCAAATAAACATTTTATTGAGAGGTGATACATAAATGCTTGAACCTGCAATGCTTCATAAGGAAGCAGTTCTTAATGGCTTAAAGAAACACATATACGATGACGAAATGACTTATTATTCGGGCTGGAACGGTTTTGAACTTCCAGAAATACCTGATAAATTCGATGGCTGGGATTATAGATATGCTATCCTTGATGATAACGATAATAGCAAAGTCATCGGCTACTTTTGTTATACATACGATATGCACAACAGAAGTATTAGTAACTTTGGATTATATTCTTTCGACAAGAATAATGCCACTATCGGCAAAGACATTCTGCGAGAAATAAGACGTATTATCAAAGATTATAAACCCCATCGTATTGAATGGCGAATGGTTGGTGGTAATCCTGTCGAACGTCATTATGACAAGTTTTGTAAAAGGTATAACGGTAAAAAGTTTATTTTTACCGATGCTTACAGAGACAGATATGGGGAATACCACAATGATGTGATGTATGAAATTATATTTAAGGACGGAGATCCTAAAAAGCCAACTGTATCAACTGGAGAAATGAGGTCGGGAAATGATAAAAATTGAAGATGTTGAGATCAACGGCTGGGAAGCTGCTATAAGAGGAATGCGAAATCCTAAGAACAGCTGGGGTAAATCAGACAGTATAGGCTATTGTTGTGCCAATGCGAAGGAATGTGAAAAGTGTCCCCACGGCGATTATGAAGATAATCAATTCGTGTGTAATAAATATGACGATGCCTATATTGTGGGCGATAATGACCTTACTCTTATGAGAAAGCTCTGCAAAGCAGGAACAGATCACAGGAAATATCTTCGCATGATAAACGTTACAATGGATATCACTGCTCCACTGTATTGGTGGAAGGAATGGGACACGTACAAAGTAGGCACGGTTCGCAATTCCTGCTCCACAATGCACATGATAGCGGCAAGGGAATTTGTGTTTGATGATTTTTCTCACGAACATCTTAACGGTCATTCTGAAATGATCTTAGAGGACACGATCAAAGCACTGAACGCAGAGCGTGAATATTATCTGAAAAGCAAGGACAAATCTGCCTGGTGGCAGCTTATTCAGCTGCTGCCGTCAAGCTACAATCAACTTGCGACTGTGCAGGTCAATTACGAAGTCCTGATGAATATGTACCATTCCAGAAAAGCTCACAAGCTGGACGAATGGGTGCGGTTCTGTGAATGGATACTTACGCTTCCGTACATGAACAGACTGATTGATGACAAGAAAGAGGGTAAAAAGTAATGGCAAAAATCAGGTGTTATAGCTATATAAAGGGCAAAAGCTGGTATGAAGAAATTAAGACGAATAAAGCCACCGAGAAACAGGAACACGTAGATCACCCGGCACACTATCAGGGAAAGAACGAGTGCATAGATGTAATGCTCGCCATGTTTGGCGTTGAGGCGGTCAAGCATTTTTGTATGTGCAATGCTTACAAGTACCGCTTCAGGGCGGACAAGAAGAACGGGGCGGAAGATATCTCAAAGGCAGAATGGTATGAAAGCAAGCTTATTGAGCTTGGAGGGATTGACGGAGATGGAAAATAAACACTGTTTTTTGTGCAGCTATTCAATCCCGCATTTCTTCAAGGACGGCAAGGTCACGCTGAAAAGTCCACACGGAGGAACAGAAGTGCATGAAATCAAGCTGAATTTCTGCCCTGAATGCGGAAAACCAATACATAACAAAAAAGATGAAAAGGAGAAAAGACAATGACTATCAATGAATATCAGAAGGAAGCTATGCGCACAGCAAGCGGCATGAACTATGAACACAACGGAATGCTGATAAATGCAGCTCTCGGACTGTGCGGTGAGAGCGGAGAGGTTGCCGACATTGTGAAGAAAGCAACATTCCAGGGGCATGAGTTTGACAAGGAACATATCGCAAAGGAGCTTGGGGACGTTGCTTGGTATCTGGCAGTAGGCGCTCAGGCTATCGGATATGACCTTGAAACTGTTTTCCAGATGAATGTTGACAAGCTCCGCAAGAGATATCCTGACGGTTTCGATGCGGACAAGTCTCTGCACAGAGCCAAGGGCGATATTTAAGGGGGTGTGGATATGATCGTTCATTTCTGTGACAAATGCGGTGAAGAAATAAAAGCGCCGTTCACGACAATAGGTGCAAAGGAACTTTGCGACAACTGCACTGCGCTGACTGAAAAATGGATTGAAGCTGAAAATGATCTGCCCGAACATGAAAATGTGGAGCTGTGGCATGATATGAAGCTCGGATTTCCCTCTGAACGTGGATTTTATCTTGTCACGATACGTTTTAATGACGGGGTAAAAAGTGTCAGAATGGCAAGATACACTGGGTCTCCAGTATGGTTCAAGGCAGCAAAGGACAGCGGAATTGTTGAAGAAAACGGCATAAAGGTCATCGCATGGGCTGAACTGCCTGAACCGTATGCAAACGATTGATACATAGACCTCTCGGGCAAGGAGTTAATATGCCGCAAACCTATTCAAGGGAATATTACCTGTACAGAAAAAATCAGCGCATCAAGGAACACCGCTGTCTGCGATGTGGAAAGCTGCTGACCTACAGAAAAAGCAAATGGTGCGCTGAGTGCCGTGAAAAGCACAATGAATACAAACGGCAGCATCGAAAGAAATAGCAAAAACCGCCCTGCAATCATAGCAAGGGCGGTTTTGTTTTATTGAGCCAAAAAGCAGGCGATTTTCTGTATTTGCTGATCTGTCAATCCGATGTCGTTTCCTGCGGCATCGTGGGCGCTGATGATGACATTACCAACTATCGGCTGACCGTGAACAGCTGCGCCATAAAGCAGAGAGGCAAGAATGTTGACTTCGGGGGCATCGTCAAGAAGCCCCTCATCGTCACAAACGATATCAATATTTTCAAGCCCTGCTATGCCGTCCAGCCCGTAAGCGTGAACTATGTCGATGGTATTACAGCCAATTTTACTGTAATACCAGTCGAGAGAGCCGACAAAATCGATGAAGTCCATTATCGGTAGCGATTTGTGAATAAATATAGCCTTTGCCATTGTGTCAATCCTCCTTTGGGCAGTAGTGGGGGCATGGGGTGTAGCTGCCGTCTGCGTTGCGATTACGATGTGCAATGTCATAATGATCGCAGCACATCTCATCATCAAGGTATTTGCAGCCTGCGCAAGGCAATCTCCTTACCGGGCGCTTTTTTCTCAGCTCTGCAGCCTTTTCGGGGCTGCAATGTCTGTTGTTATAATCAAACATGATATACTTCCTTTCCTGCGGGCTTGTGACCGCTATTAGCCGCATTACCAGAGGGCTTGCGCCCTCTGTCACTCTGCGATTTCAACTATTGGCATACCTTTCATCTTGGCGGTATCCACTTCATACGTGCTTGCAGGCTTTACCGATGCCCATTTATAATGGGTGTTATAATACTCTTCAACTGCCTGTTTTTCGCCGTGTGCGATGTTTGCACAGTAAACATCGTTGCTGTATTTGAATGATACGTTGTAGAATGCTTTCATTGCAATACTTCCTTTCTTTGCGGCTCTCGGGGCTTGTGACCGTCTGCCTGACCGCATTAACACGGCTTACGCCGTGCCACTCTGCTCTTAAACCTCCGCCCATTCTCTGCACATTCTCTCGGCGGTGGTTCTGACGTTTTCCATGTTAACGGGTTTTGGGTATGTGCATACATCTGCAATCGCCTTGTCATTGTACACAGTCCATGAATTTGAACTAGCGTATTCATCGCACCAAACCTCGCCGGTGTTACGATCAACACGTATTACACCGTAATTGTCGTGGTACGGGCCGCCGCTGTTAGCTCTCTTGTAGTCGCCGACAGCTTTCTTAACGCCTGTGATCTTGATATTCTTTTCCATAATTCATTTCTCCTCTCGTGTTTTAGGCTCTTGCGGCAAGGTTTTTGAGCTGCTTGAAGGTCTTATAAGTCATCTGGTAAGCTGTCTTGGTATCAATACCTGCATAATTTGAAATAGCTACGGCAAGTTTCTCTCTGGTTTTACCTTCTGCGGCATAAGCTCTGTCAAATGCCGCTTCAAGTTTTACATCTTCGGGTCTTGCTTCCCATTTTTCCTCAGCTTCATTTGCAATCTCAACAAGCTTTTCAAGTTTGTTGATAAGGGTTTTTATATTTTCCATATTTACTCTCCTTTTGGGCTTTGCCCTTTTCGTTTGACTATGGTTATATTATATCACATGATTATATTTACGTCAATATATAAAATAAACAAATCTATATTGACGTATTTATGCAATATGTATATTGACGTAAATATAATCATGTGATATAATGATATCAATGAAAAAACGAAAGGCGGCAAGCATCTATGAAAAAATATTATGTAGCATACGAAAAAAACGGCACAAAGATACAAACCCCAAAGTTTACGAACCGTGCGTGTGCAAAACATCTTGCAAATATCATACTCCGCAGCGGCATACCCACCGTGAAGATTATAACATGCAAAGGTACGAAGACTATCTACACAAAAACCTATTGCAAATAACGCAAATAATTCCAACGGGCGGCACATACGCCGCCCATATGAAAGGGCGAGATATTATGAAATGGTTCAAGGGCTGCACGACCGCCGAAGCGGTCAAGAAGATGTATCGTGACCTGTGCAAGGCATACCACCCCGACCTGCACCCGGGCGAAGCGAATGAAACGGCGATGAAAGAAATCAATGCCGAATATGATGTAGCGTGGGCACGCTACAAGAACGTACACGGCACGGCAGGCACCTCAGAGGGTAATTCTACCGCTAGCGCCGAAAGTGGCGCAGAGAGCCGCAGAGAGGCTGACGAAGCACCCGAAGAGTTCAAGGCGGTCATCAATTCCATTATCGGCTGTGACGGCATAGAGATTGATCTTGTCGGCTCGTGGGTATGGGTAACAGGTAACACATACCCACATCGTGAGACAATCAAATCAGCTGGTTTTAAGTGGGCAAACAAAAAACACGCATGGTATTGGCACCCCGCAGAAGAGGGTGCAAGACGACACAGCAAGATGAGCCTTGACCAGATAAAAGAGCGTTACGGCTATGAGACTTTCACGGGCAAGGCACAGCCCAAGCTTGCATAACACACCAGGGGCGGCGACAAGCCGCCCTACAAGCATACAGAAAGGCGGTACAGTATGAAAAAGGCGTTTTGTCCCTATTGCGGTGAACCTATTGAAAATGGCTGCGAGTGTGAGCAGCTTGCGGCAGAAGATGCACAGAAGTTCATAGAGGATTATGAGTGCGATCCGATGGTGCAAGAAGGTTGGAGACAGCAAGACTTGATTGATATGTACAGGCGTGAAAGATAACACGACTGCGGGTTGTTAAAGAAAGTCATGAAGCAAAAATAAAAGCGGCTCGTGTGATGTGAGCCGTTTTTCAGGATATATTGACATATCTATAATTGAATGATATAATACAGGTGAAGGGAAGTGGTTTGATGTACTCTGATAAAAGCAATAAGGCAGTTCAAAGATACCTTGCAAAGGCGTATGACCGCCTTGAGGTCAAGATCAAGAAGGGCAACAAAGATATACTGAAAGCGTTTGCAAAAGAAAACAATTTATCAGTAAACGGACTGATAATAAACGCTGTTAACGAATATGCCCAGAAGAGGACAGGGCAGCCGATACTTGATGTCCTCGATAAAGTAATAATACCCAAAAAGCAGTAAAAAATCCCCACCATCGAAGGAAAAAGATGGCGGGGATTTTTTCGGCTTAATGTGTTCGGCATTAAGGCTCTCGGGCAATTCTAAGTATATCACAAATCAGTCTTTTTTCAATAGTTTGCGGCAAAATGGGAGTGTCCTTTTTTGACTGTAAACCGTTGTTTATGCCTGAAAAGATGGTATAATTAAATATAGGGAACTGTGACATTACATTCCCGCCTCCGTTATTTTGCGCCGATACTTTCCACTATCGGCGCAACTCCTAATTTTATGCAAGGAAGTGAATTTTTATGGCAACAAGACGTAAGAGAAGCGTTCAGGCACAGCCTACAGCGGCTAATCAGACGAAAGGACTGACACCTGTACAGCGTAGAGTGAACAGGACTACAGGAGTAGATACGAATTACAACTATAATCGTGGTCAGGCTCGTGCCGCAAGCTCTGTATTTAACCAGCTGCCCAGGGGATATAGCAGAATGACAGCAGCAAATCAGAGCCGTGTCCGCAGAAACATAAACAGACGTAAGCGCAACGGCGGTTCAGGCGGTTGATATGTCTGTAGCGCTGTATGACCGCATAAAGGTCATGTCAAAAATCACGGACGAAGTTCTTGTCGGTTTCTCGGGCGGCAAGGACAGTGTAGTTACAATGGATCTATGCTTTAAGTATTTTAAGCGTGTAGTCCCCTTTTTTATGTATATCTGCCCCGATCTGGAGTTTCAGGAAAGATTGCTCAGATACTACGAGAGTAGATATAATACCGAGATAATCAGGCTTCCGCATATGGAAGTATCAGAGTTCTTCAAGTACGGAACGTTCAGGGCACCTGACTACAATGTTCCGATCATATCAATCAACGAAATCTATACATATCTGCGGGAAACTACAGGCATTTGGTGGATTGCGGCAGGCGAAAGAATAAACGACAGTATCGTCCGCCGTGCAATGATAAAAAACTCAGGCAGCATTGATATGCCCCGAGGTAGATTTTATCCCATTGCCGAATGGAACAAAGCAGAGGTAATGCAATATATCAAGTTTGCTAAGCTTAAACTTGGCGAGGACAGTAAGCAGCTCAACTTCTCCTTCAAATCTCTTGAAGGTCGTGAGCTGTATTTTATAAAAAAATATTTTCCGCAGGACTTTGAACGCATTTTGGGGTTATATCCGTATGCGGAAGCTGCGGTTTTGAGGTATGAGAAATATGGCAGGTAAGAAGGAAGCAAAGGGCGGCATTTCAAAATATCAGAAGTTTGATACTGAGGTAATTCACCGCTCACAGATAAAAAATGCGGAGTATAACCCCCGCATTATGGATAAGAACGCAAAAGCTCGCTTGAAAAAGGATATCAGGGAGCATGGTCTTGTTTCCGCCATCACATACAATAAGCGAACAGGCAATATCGTAGGCGGACACCAGAGGCTTGAACAGCTTGACGCTCTGGAAAAGTCTCAGGATTACGAGCTGACCGTTTGTGTCGTTGATGTCGATGAGCAAGAAGAAGCAAAGCTCAATATCATTCTTAACAATCCTTCTGTGCAGGGAGAATGGGATCTTGAAAAGCTTGCTCAGATGACGGAAGATTTCGGGTTCACCTTGCAAGAGGCTGGTTTTACCGATTATGATGTTGATTTTATGTTTGACGGCGATGACCGTTTTTCTCAGCTCGGCAATGTCGAAGAGGCTGAAAAGGTAAAAGGAAAACTGGAAGATATAAAAAGCGCCCGTAAAGAAGGCATGGAAAAGCTGAAAGAGCGCAACAATGCAAGTTTTTACGCAGTGATCGTGTTTGAAGATGAAAAAGACAGAGACGAATTTTATAAATCCATCTCTGTCCCTATATACGAAGAGTATATTACCGCCGAGCAGGTAAGGCGCTGTGGTCGTGAAAAAGATTAAGCCCAGATTTCTTTGCCGCAGTTAAATGCGGTGAAAAAGTCGTTGATGTATTTTTCATCGGGTTTAAATCCCTTGGCGGGCTGATATCTGTAGGTCATGGGGGCGATGATGTTGTCAAGATATTTTCCGGCGTCATCATCGTCATCAAAATCCACATATTTTATCAGATCATCATCTACATCAAACATATGCAGTTTGCCCTTGACGGTAAAAGGCAGAATATCAGCAAAATTATCGAAAATCCAAGCGTAACAATTACCATCGGGCATATCAACCATTCCGGCGGCAGCAAGATGCTCATCGGTAAAAGGCACAATGTCAACGAGATTTGCAACGACAAGTGCACGATTGCAAATAAGTCCGGGTATTTTACCATTACCCGAAGAGCAGATAAGCACATCACCACGATAGTCAGTTTTCCAAGTACGGCATTCAACAGTTTTTGAGCCGTCAAAAAATTTGTTAGCCCACCAGGGTTTGCACGAGATAGCCTTCATAAAAAATTTCTCCTTTCACACTATATGGCGGCATCTTGCCGTCATATTTACCATTTATAATAGTATAGCATAAAAAGCACGTAATGTCAAGCTTTTTCGATAATTTTTGCACAAAAAGTTTGCGAGTTTTTATGGATATACAACAAAGAAAAAGCAAAGAAAAAAAGGCGGTGTTAAAATGGCGAATAAAAAGGGCAATCCGCAAAATTTTATTCCGCTGAATGAAAGGTCTCCAGAAGAGGCAAGAAAAATTCAGAGCAAGGGCGGCAAAAAGTCGCAGCAAGTTCAGAAAGAGAAAAGAGCCATGAACGAGGTCATTCAGCTCATTCTTAACTCAGAACTTACGGACGATGTAAAAAAGCAGATAAGAAAACGATTTGGTCAGAATATCAGCGATGAATTTTTGACCACTCGTTTTTTGCTTATGCAGAGCCTTTTCAATATCGCTTCCAAACAGGACGAAATGACCCAGAACAGAATGGCAGCAATAAGAATGATAGCCGAATTTGCAGGTGAAAGCCCTGCACAGATCGAGCGCCGAGAAAGAATGAAAGCGGACGAACTGAAAAAGTCAGAAGTAGAAGATGACCCATTCAGCAAGGCACTTGAAGATATGTTCGGCAAAGGAGAAAGCGAATGAGCGGATTTTCTCCAAAGCAGATGGAAATATTCAAGTTTATGTATGAGCCTGAATATGTAGCGCTGATATGTGACGGAGCTGTCAGAAGCGGAAAGACAACCTGTATGTCGTTCGGCTTCCTGACTTGGGCGTTCAAGAGTTTCAATGAGATGAATTTTGCACTGTGCGGAAAGACAGTGCGTTCAGCTGAAAGAAACATTCTGCGCCCGCTCATGGGTCTGAGCTATACCCGAAAGCATTACAAGATGAAGTACAACAGTACGGCGCATATGCTTGAAGTAACCAAAGGCAACAGGACGAACTATTTCTGGATATTCGGCGGAAAAGATGAAAGCTCATATGCTCTCATTCAAGGCATTACACTTGCGGGCGTATTACTGGACGAAGTGGCACTCATGCCGCAGTCATTTGTAAATCAGGCTCTGGCAAGATGCTCTGTTGAGGGTGCGAGGTACTGGTTCAACTGCAACCCTGAAAATCCCTCTCACTGGTTCTATCAGGAATGGATACTCGATTCGGCAAAGAAAAGAGCAAAGCATTTGCATTTTCTTATGTCCGATAATCCATCACTCTCGGCTGAAAAACTTGCAGAATATGAAAACTTTTACAAAGGCGCATTCTATCAGCGTTATATTTTAGGTTTGTGGGTCAAGGCGGAAGGTCTTGTTTATCCTATGTTCGATAAGCAAAAGCATGTTATCGACAAATACGATAAGCGAGGGCAGTATTACATAAGCATCGACTACGGAACTATCAATCCGACTGCGTTTCAGTTATGGCGTGTAAATTTCAATGACCCGATGCCTGTAGTATTGTGCAAAGAATATTACTACAACAGCCGATCAGATGAAAATGACCATGTTCAGAAAACGGACGAACAGTATTATAAGGATCTGTGCGAGTTTGCCAATGGCTACACGATTGAAAGAGTTATTGTTGACCCGTCTGCTGCCTCGTTCAAGGCGGTCATAAAGCAGGACGGAAAGTTTATAGTCAGAGATGCCAACAATGATGTGCTTGACGGCATAAGGTTCACAGCCTCGATGATCGCAAGCGGCGTTGTTCATTTTCATTCAAGCTGTGTGAACCTGTTTGCTGAGTTCGGCGCTTATGTTTGGGACGAGACTAAGGGCAATGATGAAGTAATAAAAGAGAATGACCATGCGATGGACGCAATGCGCTATTTCATGTACACGGTCATTGCTCGAGAAAAGAGAGCAGGTGTATTTTAATGCAGTCAATCTTGTTTTACATCAGGGATATACTTACACGCATATTCTCAAAGCAGGCAAGCACGTCATATTTTAACGTAAGCAGCATAGACAGCCTTATTTCTGAGGAAATGGAAAAGCATTTCATATTGACTGAAAATCTCTATGAGAACAACACTGAATACATAGACTGGCTCAGGAGCGGTCAGGTGAAGTCTCTGAGGCTTCCCTCGGTGCTGTCAAGGGAAGTAACACGTACAGTGTGCAGTGAGGCTAAAATATACGTTGACGGTACATCTGAGAGGGCAAAGTATCTGAACGAACAACTTAAAATCTTCATGCGGAAGTTTCCTGTTTATGTTGAGCAGGCTATTGCTTTCGGCAATATGGCTTTCAAGCCGTATATAAGCGGCGATAATATCCTTGCAAGTGCTGTCCGTATCGGTGATTTTATTCCTGTCAAGGTCGATGGTCAGGGGGTGTTTACTTCCTGCATCTTTGCTGAAAAGCTCAGGCGTGAAGATGGCTGGTACACAAGGATTGAGTATCACCATTCAGAAGATGGCACGTACACTGTTGAAAACTCCGCATACAGGTCAGGGTCAAAAGGCGGCGGTCTTGGTACCCAGGTTGCACTTTCCTCTGTTCCCGAATGGAAGAATTATCAGAATGTTGTTACCATAAGCGGCAGTGATCTGTCTCCACTTTATGCTGTTTACAGTAATCCTTTTGCAAACAGCATAGATGTTGACAGTCCTCTCGGCGTTTCACTGTATGCAGACAGCATTGACCTTATCAAGGAAGCTGATGAGCTGTGGGAAGAGACCACCTACGAGATGAAAAGCGGCGAAAGAAAAGTGTTCGGCGCAAACGGCATTTTTAAAATGTCAAACGGCGTTGATTATACCATGTCCCGTTTTTATAAGCAGGTCAATTTTGATAGCGACAAAGCTTTGCAGGAGTTCTCCCCTGCTCTGCGCAATGATTTCATGTCAGCGAGACTTCAAGACATCTTCAAGCGTATTGAGCAGAATGCAGGATTGTCTTTTGGCGTTATTTCCGACCCACAGAGCGTTGACAAGACGGCTACTGAGGTAATCCACAGCAAGCGGCGATACCATGAGACGATAGAAAGCATTCAGACTGCTCTTACAGGAAGTATTGAGCAGCTGGTAAGCGCTATGAGCCGTATGTGTGACCTTTACGGTATAGTTCCGAGTGGCGAATATTCCGTTGTATGCGACTGGGACGACAGTGTTCTGGAAAGCAAAGACGAAAAAAGAGCTCTTGCAATGCAAGAGTATCAAATGGGACTGATTGATGAAGCGGAGTATTTCATGGAGACACGAGGCTACAGCAAAGATGAAGCTATAAAGCTCGCCTCTGAGATACGGTCCCGTTCTCAGGCACCGCAGGCAGGTAGGGATTGGTTCAAAGATCGTGAGGGCGCATGATTGACGAGTTTTTCTTTGATAATCAAGCTCAGACACTTGTTGAGATTTGGTCTGAAATAGAAAATCTTCTGATACAGGAGATATGCCGCAGGATAAATAAGGCGGCATATCTCACTGAAACAGCACGATTTGAAGTTTATAAGCTTGAACAGGCAAATTTGCTTAACGAAAGAGCTGTGCAGATCATCAGCCAGAATACGGGCTTATCTCAGAAAAGAATACGAGATATCATCACCAATGCAGGATTAAGCATAGTGACACAAGATGAAGAGATATACCGCAGAGCCATTGCAGAAGGGCAGCTTACTGTTGACCCCCTTCCGCTGGATATGTCCCCTACCGTGCAGACGGCGCTTCAATCCTGCATAGACAACGCTGAATTTGGTCTGTCAAACCTTACAAACACACGCATGATGGACGCAGGAAACGGCATGGAAACGCTGACAAAGGCAGCAAGAAGAGAATATTACAACGCTGTCAATCGTGTTTTTCTCGAGACAAGAATGGGTATCAAATCCACTCCGCAGGCTGTGCGTGAAGCCTGCATTGATCTTGCTCGGCGTGGTGTGACCATAACACACTGGGAAAGCGGACATACTGACACTGTAGAGGTCGCAGTGCGCAGAAACATCAAGACATCTATGGCACAAACTTCCGGTGCGATGACAATGGCACGCATGAAGGATTATAAGCATGACCTTGTGGAAGTATCGTCACATTGGGGCGCAAGACCCTCTCATTTTGTATGGCAGGGCAAAATATACAGCCTGACAGGTTCTGGCGGGTATGAAAATTTTTACGATGCAACAGGCTACGGCACAGGTGCAGGACTTTGCGGCTGGAATTGCCGACATCGTTTTTATCCGTACTTTCCGGGCATTGACCCTGTTTATCCCGAGTATGATGAAGAAGAAAACCGCAGGCATTATGAGGACACTCAAAAGCAACGGTACTATGAACGTCAGGTAAGAGCCGCAAAACGTCAAAAAGCCGCTCTTGAAGGCACTGGGGCAAGTGATACGGATATCAAGGCGGCGAATACCAAGATACGTCAGAAGCAAAAAGACCTTAGAGACTATCTTGCAGAGCATACAGATCTTGTTCGTGATTATTCCAGAGAGCAGATATATACAACAGACGGGGCGGTCAAAGGAACATCTTCCAAAAAATAGCAAAAATATATCATCAACACGCATAAAATCCATTGACAAAGGCATTGTAAAGTTGTATAATTATATTATGATGAAAGGACTGCGACAGCCTCTCGAACGGGCATTCGAGGGCTGCTGACAGTCCTTTTTTGCTTTTCGCAGTCCGCAGCGTGACAGCGGATAGGTACGGGGGCGAGACCCCGTAAACAAACGTAACCGAATTTAAGGAGTTGTATGTAAAATGAAACGTGATGAACTGAGAAACATTCTTAAAGACCTGAACCCCTCCGATGAAGTCATTTCAAGCATAATGGCTCTCAACGGAAATGATGTGAACGCCCTTAACGCCGAGATCACAACACTGAAAACACAGCTCAGTGACAGTGTGAAGGATATTGAAGATCTGAAAAAGAATGACAAGACAGGCGAACTGAAAACGCAGCTTGAAGAGATGCAGACAAAGTATAACAATGCTATTGCAGACATCAACAAGAGAACGTACTCGGACGCTGTAAAGGCTGCCATTGCTGAAAAGGGCATCAAGTTTACATCAAAATCTGCTGAAAACTACTATATGTCGCAGGCAGAGGGTAAGAAGATGGAGATCAAGGACGGCAAGCTTGTAGGCTTTGACGACTTCCACAAGGCACAGTTTGAAGCAGACAAGGGCGCTTTTGTTGTCGAAAGCAAACCTGACACTCAGCCTTCCGCACCCGGTTCAATGCACTTTGCAGGAACAGCAGGAAATGGCGGAAATTCCGCTGTAAGCGCTGCCGCTCTTGCTGCCCAGCGTTTTTCAAAGGCGTACAATCCTACAGCAACAGATGTAAATACCAATATCACGAAGGGAGAGTAAAAATTTATGTCACTTATCCAGACTGTATATCACGGAACCGAGAAGCCTAACTGGCTTGCCTCCGAAAATTGCATGAGACGTGTGACAAACACTGCAACTCAGGCAATGGCAGTTACCGAAACTGAGACAAACAAGAAGTTTGTCCGTTCAGGCACCATTTTTCCATCAAACGACAGCAATGCAAAGGGCATTGTGTTTGAGGACGTTGACGTTACAAAGGGCAATTACCCCTGCTCTGTTATGACTACGGGTCATGTCTATAAGGACAGACTTCCCGTAGCTCCTACACAGGAAGCTATCACAGCGCTCAAAGCACAGGGTATCTACTTTGAAGATGCGCCCGAATTTACCAGAGCTTATACTTGATGGAGGTGTAAAACAACATGAGTATTCTTGACCAGATCACATCGAATGATCTTATTGAGTTTGGTACCAATCTCAACATTATGAACATCGGAACGGACGGCGACCGCCTTTTCCCTAACATGAAAACCCAGTATCTTGAAGCTGAGTACATGAGACTTTCAAAGTCTCCTTCTCTTCCTCATGCTGCAATGGTTCACGGCTATGATACCGAAGCTTATATCGGTAAGAGACGTACAGCGGACGTTGTCCGCATCGAGCAGCTTCTTATCAAGGAAAAGCTCAATCTTTCCGAAAGAGAGAGCAGGCTTCTCAGCCGTGTTAATCGCCCCAGCGATATTATCAACTACATTTATGATGATATCGGCAACCTTGGAAGAGCCGTAAGGACCAGAGCAGAGGTTGCAAAGTTTGAAGCATTCTGCACAGGTAAGATGACCATTAAGGAAAACAACGTTGATCTTGAAATCGACTATGGCGTTCCTGATGAGAACCGCAAGGAGCTTAACTGGACTCCTGCTGATGCGGATATTCTCGGTGATCTCCGCAAGATCGTTTCTGCAGGTAAGCGTATGGGTCAGAGATACACCCATGCAATGACTTCTCAGAAGATACTGGATATGATGCTCCAGAACACACAGATCCAGAAGGCTGTAAACGGTGCGCTGATGCAGGGGGTAATCATTACCCTGAGCGGACTTAACAATCTGCTCAATACCCTCTTTGGCTTTACTGTTTCTGTAAACGATGACTGGTACGAATTTGAGAAGGCAGACGGCAGAGATTGCCAGGCTCGCCTTTTCGATGAGGATAAGTTCATTCTTTACGTAGGCGACAGAAACGGCGCTGTAGGTACAGGTCTGTGGGGCGTTACTCCCGAAGAAAACGATGCAAGAAGCGGCGGTTCTGCTGTGGAAGGTGGAGCTTATAACAACTTTGTGTACTTCACACGTTGGAAAACTCCCGACCCTGTGGCTGTATGGACTAAGGCATCAGGCGTATTCGTTCCTGTTCTTCCTAACCCCAATGGTCACGTTATCTGCACCATCAAAGGCGCAAAGGAACTGAAACTGCTGAACGTAAGCACTACAGCATCTTCCTCTACCGCAAACGGTTCTGTAGTTACCATCAGTCCCAAGGCTGACAACGGCAACAGCTTTGTTTACAAGGCGGCTGCAAAGGTTCAGGACGTTGAGGCAGGCAAGGAGCTTAACGGCTGGACTTCCATCAAGAGCGGTGATGAGATCGTTGTTTCAGCATCTTCCAACACCAAGCTCACTGTAGCTGAGATCAATGCTGATAATAAGATCATCGGCGCAGGCAATGCGGATATCAACAAGAAAGCCTGATAAGGAGTGATAAAGCGTGTCATATCTTACGTATTCGGAATATTGCAGTTTCAACACAGGAACGACAATCGAAGAAGGCGAGTTTGACACGCTTTCTTTTTATGCGGACACTGCGATATCTGCATACATAGGCGAAGAAGTCAAGGCAGATGACACAATCAAGCGTGCAGCTGCCTTGCAGATAGCCCAGAGCAAAGCCAATGGAGGAATAAGCTATTACACGGAGCTTTCAGCCAACAAGTCCGTTGCAAGCGAAAGTTTAGGAGACTACAGCTATTCGCTCAAAACATCGGACAGTACTGAACAGGCTGAATACGGTCTTTTCCCTATAGTAGCAAGCCTTCTGAGGAAATATGTAAGGGCTGTTGAAGGGGTGAACGTGATATTATGAGAACGCCATCCCCTTTTTTACTCAGGCAGTGTGTAACGCTGTACAACAAGCTTCCGTCAGGCGGCAAGCCAATAAACGGCGGATATGCTCCGCAGGAATATAAGAGGGTCGTTTTACGCTCGGTCAGATATATTCAGCAGGAAGGGGCTATCACATCATCATCTCACGGTGCTGTATCAGACAGCCTGCATCTGATGATATTCCCGGGCATATCCGAAGCTGACGAAGGCGAAGAATATGCAAATCCTGAGATATTCGAGAATGCTTCTGACAGGTCAAAAATGTGGACGCTGCAAAAGGGCTTTGATTATATTGCGCTCGGCTCACATGATGACCCTAAGCCCTCCATTGAGGGTAAGGGCAACAGAAATGATTTTAAGATCAGCACAGTTGATATCCGTTATAATCCCAACGGAACTATTCATCATTTTGAGGTGAATGCAAGATGATAAGGGTCGCTATTGACTATAACCGCATCAACAACCGAATGGAGCAGTTCAAGGACAAGCTTTATCCTGCTGTGAAGCAGCAGCTGAAAAAGGGGGCTGACACGTTCACACCATATCTCGGCGGCGATCTGATGGATAGTGCTGACCCGTCAGCGCATGACAGCACACCGTATCTGGTATATGATATCAGATATGCACGTTATCAGTTTTATGCAAACGGCGGCGCACCTGACCATGATTTTCCGCACAGAACCAGAACGGTACACCCATTGGCAAGCATGATGTGGACGGATGTTTACCTTAAAGCGGGCGGAGCAAGAGACTTGCAGTATATAGTCGATAATGCTCCCCAACTTCTTAATTTCTGAACGGAGGGCATATGCTTGTTGAAAAGCTCCTCGTGACACAGCTTGTAAACTGTATCAACGAGAATAAGGACGATATCGGGCTTCCCTGCTATGTCACTTTCGGCGCACCGCAGACACTGACGGGAGAAGCAATGTGGCTGCAAACCCTCGGCGGCACAAGAGAAATCAAGAAATATATCAGAGGGAAATACAAGGGCGAGTTATCATTTGCAGTGTACTACAGACTGTCAGCTGTCCAGATGGACGGCATTGAAGCAAATCTGATAGTCCCGCACGAACAGCTTTCGGAGTGGTTCGATGATATCCACAATACGCCCGTCTTTGACGGATTTACCGTTGAAGATATTTGCATGACCAAACAACCGTCACTGTTCAGAAAAACAGAGGACGGAGAGGTCACATATCAGTCAATATGGGTAATGACCTACAAAAACTAATGAAAAGGAGAATGATTTATGCTTCTTAAAGATCTTATGACGGATTACACCCCTAACGAAAGTTTTACGGGTGAGGTAATGGCGGACGATTATGTGCTTGCCATCAAGGTAAGCTCCACATCTGAAAAGGTGGCTGATTACGCTGTTGTACAGGAACATACAGAGGGCGTTGACAGCTCCCTCAATTCCGAAAGCAACGACAAGCAGTATATCAGAGCGGGTAAATCCACCACCAAGAAGTCCACACAGAGAACCTTCACCATCACTGCTGACCGCTATGAGGGCGATGAGGCTCAGGACTACATGGATAGCGTTAAGTACAAGACAGGCTCTGACGTTATCACTGATTACGTTTATTTCTCACTGAAAACAGGCAAGGGCGAAAAGGGCAAGATCTCTATCGCTGTTAATAAGGACGGCGGCGGTAATGCAGGCGATAATGCAGGATTTTCCACTACACTTTCCAAGAACGGCGCTGCACCTACTGCATACACCTATGCAGATGACAGCACCTGAGTTATAAATTTACAAGGATAACACGCTCAACACGCATTATAAACTGTTGGTAGTGACATAATTGCCCTTACCAACACTCAGATGCGTGTTGAATGAGTGTTAAACTTATTAAATCTTAGCCAATCTTTAACCAATCTTTAACCAATCTTTAACCAATCAGAATGGATTGATAACATGAAGAAAATATTTATTTCTCAGCCTATGAATGGCAAAAGCGAAGAAGATATCCTTACGGCACGAGCAGACATAATCAAGGCTGCAAAGACACTTGATGACGAAGTAGAGGTCATTGACAGCTATTTCAAGGACTATGACCCTAAGAATGGCTGTATTCCTTTAAAGTATCTTTCAAAATCACTTGAACTGCTCGCTGATGCCGATGTTCTTGTTCTGGGCAAGGGATGGGAATCCGCAAGAGGCTGTAGGATAGAGTTTAACGCAGCTGTGTCTTATGGTATATCGGTTTATGAAATAAATCGCTGTGGAGAACTCACAAAAGCAGACTGCTGCTCTATTGTTAAAATCAAAGATAAAGAGCCTATTTGCCTTATTGCTGATCTCCATATGTCACCCGATGAATGTTACGTTATCCACTATTCCGAAAAATCTTGTGAAGACATAACACGTTTTACGGAAAAAGATGTGGAGTTTATCAGTTTTATGTAAAGGAGGGTATTTACATGAAATACCGCAAGAAGCCTGTTGTGGTTGAGGCGTATCAGACTGATAAGGAAGTTGTTATCCACACATTAGAGGGTAATATGAAAGCTTCTGTCGGTGACTACATCATCACTGGTGTGAACGGAGAGCAGTATCCTTGCAAGCCTGATATCTTTGAAAAGACTTATGAGCCTGTAAACGAATAATCCTACCGTTCAGAGGTATTAAACAGAAAGGATATGATGTTATGAACGAAACAGCAGCAAGACCTATGGAGCTGACAGACACAGCCAAGCTTATGGCAAGCTCCGATTACAAGGACAGGTTCAAAGCCGAGTACGGACAGGTTGCGATACGCTGCGAAAAGCTCAAAGCAATGCTTGAAAAATGGGATAAGGGAGAGCTGAACTTCACGCCTACGTGTCCCAGATCACTGTATGAGCTTCAGGTAAGGGCGATGGAAGAATATATTGCTGTATTGCAGGCAAGAGCAGTAATTGAGGGCGTTGCACTGTAATTTCTTAGCACTTTCATTTCAAGGAGTTCAGCAAAATGAAATTATGGAAAAAGTGAGGTGATAACAATGTTTGACGTTCCATATTACAGTGCAATCATGACATTGCCAAGACCCACATATGCACCCGACATCGGCATATATGCTGATTGCTGCATCAGGCGCAGGAGACACACCAAAAGGCGCATGAGACAGTACGGCAGGGCTTAATACACGCAAACCACTCGATTTCGAGGGGTTTGGACGTTAAGTATAATAATGGAGGTAAGTTATATGAAGGTAAATTACAACGGCACTGATATCGAGGTAAGCATTACAAATGCTGATGTTCTGGAAGCTATTGAAAGCACAAAGGAAAAGGTGTCAGCTTTTAAGAATTTCAAGACCATTCCTGAGCTGGTCAAGGGCATAAGAGACATCGGCGCAAGCGTAAAGGTCATTGTTGAAGAGAGCGGAGAGGATTTCAATGCGCTTTTTCCCAAGGCAGATGCGCTTGACTATATGAAGTTTATCAAAGCTGTTACAGAGAGCTTTAATGCTGCTGATTTCAGCAACGAGATGAAGCTAAAATAATATGAGCCGCATTCTTTTTGACAAGCTCCCCTCTGCTGTAACAGTTGCAGGGGTGGAGCTTCCTGTTAATACGGATTTCCGCTGTATGGCACGATTTGAAAATGAACTGCTGAAAGACAATGGCAGAGACAAGAAAAAACGTGCTGAGATTTTCAAGACAGCTATGATAAGCTTTTACAAGGACAATATACCCCATGACCTGGACGCAGCTATCAAGGCTATGTGGTGGTTTTACCGCTGCGGAGAGCCTGTAACAAGTTCAAAAAACAGGGCGGGCGCTACAAGGCGCAATGTAAGGCTGTATGATTACGAGATAGACGGACAGCGCATTGCATCGGCATTCAGAGCGCAGTATGGCATTGATCTTACATCATGCGAGCTGCACTGGTGGCTGTTCAGAGGATATTTTGCTGATCTTGGAGAAAATTGCGAATTTGTCAAGATAATGAGTTATCGTGGTATCAATCTTAACGATATCAGCAACAAAAAAGAACGTGAAAGGTACAGAAAGCTTAAAGAGTTTTATGCTCTTCCGACTGAAAAGGCTATACCCATGACTAAGGAAGAGAGAGATGAGGCATACCGAAAGAGGCTTCTCGGGCGCATTTGAGAAGTGAGGTGAGCCGAAAATGGCAGCAAGCGGAGTAGATGGATCTGTAATTATTGAAATTGATGCTGATGACGGCAAATTTCAAAGGGCGATAAACGGTCTTTCGACTGATATCAGTAATTCTATCGGCACAGCCATTGATAAGGCTATGAAAGACCTTGCTGACCGCTTGGCTGAAATAGGTGAACAAGCAAACCGAACGGGAGACGATATTGACGATGCTTTCGGAGAAGGAAGCAGAGCAAGAAATGCGGTGTCGGGTCTTGGCACTACGATGCAAAATGCGTTTGGTCATCTTATTGCGGACGCTGTTGAAACGGTCGTTGACAGAACCACTGAGCTTGCACAGAACATCTGGCAGGCTGGCGTAAGCTTTGAAAGCGCCTTTACAGGTGTTACAAAGACTGTTGATGAGACGGCGAATATAAGCTATGCAGACCTTGAAAAGCAGATAAGGGATATGTCAAAGGAGCTGCCTTCAACTGTTGAGGAAATCTCGGCAGTTGCTGAAGCGGCAGGTCAGCTGGGTATTCATACCGAAGATATAAAATCATTCTCCAAAACAATGATCGACCTTGGCAACTCTACCAACATCGGAGCGGAAGAAGCAGCTTCGGCGCTGGCTAAGTTTGCAAACGTCACAAAGATGGATCCGGGAGAATATCAGAACCTTGGTTCTGCGATAGTTGACCTTGGCAACAACTATGCTACCACAGAGCAGGACATCGTCAATATGGCGACCCGACTGGCGGCAACTGCTACAACGGCAGGTATAAGCGAGCAGGGTATTCTTGCACTTTCAACTGCACTTTCCTCTGTTGGTATCGAGGCAGAAGCAGGCGGAACGGCTATGTCAACCTTCATCAAAAAGGTACAGACAGCTGTAGAAACTCAGTCAAAGAACCTTTCCAAATATGCGGAAGTAGCTGGAATGACGCAGGAAGAGTTCACAAAGCTCTTCAAAGAGGACGGCACTCAGGCAATAAATGCGTTTATAACAGGCTTGGGAGAGCTTAACAACAACGGCGGCTCGGCTCTGAATATCCTTAATGAAATGGGATTAAAGGAAGTCCGTCTTTCAAATGCTATACTTGCACTCGGCAGTGCAGGCGACCTCCTGACAAGAACCATCGGCACATCAAACACTGCCTGGGAAGAAAACTCAGCACTTGTCGCAGAAGCTTCAAAGCGATACGAAACCACTGAAAGCAAGCTGCAAATGACAAGAAATGCACTGAATGACTTTTTCATCAGCATTTCGCAGGCGGTAAACATCGGATTTAAAACAGATCCTATTATCGACTACATCAATGCACTGAATAATGCTTTTCAGGAAGGCGGATTACAGGGGCTTGTTGATGAAGTAGTTGAGCAGATGCCTGCTGTTACCGAACAGATAACATCGGGACTGCAAACGCTGATGCAAGACATTATAAATGTCATTTCCACGGCTGCCCCCACATTTGTCAGCTGCGCTCTCGACCTTATATCAGCGCTTATCGAGACTATTCTTTCAAATGCGGAAATCATTACGCAGGGCGCTGTTGACCTACTTATCGCTCTGGCTGACGGTATATCAAACAACCTCCCGGAGCTTATTCCCGCCGCTGTGGACGCTGTACTGACCATAGCTGACACACTGCTTGACAACCGTGACAAGTTGTTTGAAGCAGCAAAGAACCTGATTATCGGGCTGGCAAAGGGTCTGATAAATTCCATAGGTGTTTTGCTGGAAAAAGGACCCGTTATCGTTGACAAGCTGAACACTGCAATGATCGAAGCTATTCCTGCGGTGATCGAGTTTGCTGTAGATTTCTGTGAAGCCATTGGGTCATATATTGCAAATTATGACTGGCACGCAGTCGGAGCAAATATGTACAAAGCCATGGAAGAGGCGTTCAGCAACGCCATGCACGGCGATGCTGATTACACCGAAAAAATGGCACAGGCAGAGGCAGAACGTGTAAGCCGTTACAAAGACCTGACCGTTGAGCAGATCAACAAGATGTCGGCGGACGCTACAAAGAAACTTGGTGAGCTGAACAACACCTTTGAAGAGTTTGGCAAAAGCGGTATATATGATACATCAGCAATGCCCGAATGGATGCGCACGGAATATGAGCATTCCGGCAAGAGCATTGAAGAGTATTTTGACAGCCAAATCGCCAATACTGAACAGCTTATCGAAGATCTGGCGGCTGCAAGAGAAGATGCCAAGACAGAGTTTGAAAAAAACAGCGAAAGCTGGGGACTTAGCGGCAATTTCGGCGACAACGCTGCAAAGCAGTCGGAAGAAGAGGCAAAGAAGCACTTTTCCACTGTGGCAGAGAGTGTTGACGATGCTACAGTTCAGGTAACAAATTCTGTTGAAAAGATGGACGATGCTACCGCAAAGCACCAGCATTATCTTGCAGAGCTGGCAAAGGAAAACGGAGAGATCTCAGCTTCCGAGTATTATGATCGTATAGAAGCTATTGCCAATCAGCTTGATGAGGAAAGCGAGCTTTACGAGAAGTACACCAAGGAAGTTGCAACAGGCAGGCGCAAACTCAGTGAAGCTACACAGAAAGAGCTTGACAGTGCCGAAAAAAATATATACAAATCTGCACAGGACAAGGCAAAGCAGGAGATCAAAGGCGTTAAGTCCAATCTTACCGAGCTGATAAACGAGTACAAGAAGAGTTATGATGAGATAATCAAGCTCCGTGACAAGTACAAGCAGAAGCTCATGGGCGAGAGCATCTTTACCGTATCTACCGAAACGGATAAGAAAACAGGTGAGACTTACAGCACCTACACCATTGAGAATATTGCAAAGATGGCGCAGGATCGTGAGAAATACGCCAAGGAAATAGAAGCTCTCCAGAAGAGAGGGCTTGCGGACGGTCTTCTTGATGAGCTTAACGGTCTAAGTCTTGACCAGGCAATGGTATTCGCCAAGCAGATGAACAAGATGAGTGATGAAGAGTTCAACAAGATCAATTCATCTTACAAAAAGCTTGACGAAACCACTACTCAAATTGCAAACAACAGGTATCAGGACGATATTGACGAGCTTCAGAGCGGCTTTATCAAGGAAGCAGAGGGGCTTTTTACAGGGCTTTCAGATGATGTCAAGAACGCAGGAATGAACACTGTGCTTTCGTTTATCGAGGGCTTTGACATCAACAAGGAGGATGCCTTCAAGAGCCTGCAAAGCTCCGCAAATGACCTTATGGAGGCTGTAAACAACGGTATTTCCGATGGAACTGTTGACCTTACATCGACCATAACGAGCATTGTGGCTGAAAGCAATATCGGCGATACTCTTGTGGATAACATAGTAAATTCCATAAGCAATGACCAGGGCAAAATTGAAGAGGCTTTGCAGACGATATTTGATAATACAGGTATTGATATGCAGATAAAGACAGACGTACAGAATGCGGCTGTTACCAACTCTTCAAGCGGATACAAGGCTGCTGCATCAGTCACTGCAACACAGACTGAAAGCAAGAGTGCTGGAAGCACTCAGCAGAAGTCAGGCGGCACGCAGACTATTGATGTTAACCTCAGACTTACTTCTGACGGAAAGCGTGTTATTGCAGAGATCGTGAACGAGGAAAACAAGAAAATCCAGATACAGGAGGGAAACTGAAATGGTTATGCTTAAACTGGGAACGATAGATGTCAGCGACTATCTTGAAGAGGGATATTCAGTAAGGACTGAGCCTGTATATGACAGCGCATCGTTCAAAAATATATATGAGCAGGAAAAAGCTGACCTTATCGGGCGCAAGGTCTCCATTTCCGCAAATCTGGGTGACGTTCCGAAGAGTGTAGCAGAAGCAATATGCTCCGCCTGCGAAACGGATACGCTTTCGGTGACATACGCAACGCCGAAGGCGTACACCGCCACATTCAAGCGACCTGACATATCCTGTGAGCTTACGATAGAGGAGCCTGAGACATGGGATATATCACTGTCGATGAGTACCGATACTATCCCCCTGGACGGTCTTTAGCTTATCCAATTTAACGCTGACCATTGACGGCACTGAATACACCGGGGAATATCTGAGCGGCATTACCATTTCCAAAAGCGTGGACGGCATAGGAACGAGCGGAGTATCCACAACTCAGCTTTCGGGTAATGTGTTTACATCAAACAAGTTCGGGCAGGGCGCACACATCATTGTAAGCTACAAGGATTGGGAGTTCCCTGACTACTACATTGACAGCTCAGACTTTAACGGCGTATCAGTAAGCTTTACTGCATATGACCTTTGCAAGCGGCTTGATCTTCCGTTTGACTACAGCAATTACAAGCAGTATGACGAGGATACGACCACAAGCGATGGCAGTGATACAGTAAACAATGAGAACAGCGGAACATCATCATCGGGTACCGACAGCTCCGGGTCGAGCAGTTCGGGTTCAGGCAGTTCAGGAAGCTCTTCAAGCAGCAAAAAGAAGAAAAAGGCTGAAAAGCAGTATGATACTTCTCTTGTACTCAATAACCTTGCCAATCAGGCAGGGTTCAGCGGAAACAGCAATACTTCCAGAGTGAGCAAGATAACGTACAGTGACCTTAAAGGCAGCATGAGAAGCGTTCTTCAAAGGCTGTCGGAAGCGGACTGTGGCGTATGGTACTGCGGCAATGACAATCATCTGAAATTTGTTGCTTTTGGAAGCAGCAGCAGTGCTGCAAACGTCAGCAAGGGTGAACATTCGGCGATCATAGAAAAATCCGTCAAAAGGATAACAGGCATTTACGCTGAGGACACACGCAACAACTACATTTATAACTTTTGCGGCGGAGATTACAAAAGCACTCTTTTTCTCAGCGGCGATTATCTGCTTGAAGCTGTTGCGCAGGCTATTGCGGCGCAGATCTACGGCACAGACGGCGGATATTATGACTACATGGCATTTTCCGTTGACAAGGCGATAATAAGCAGCAACATTGAAGTGTGCGGACAGGCGCATTTTGAGGACAAGGCAAGCCCCTACCGATGCACCTCGATAGTTATAAGCTTTGGCACTTTGAGAGCCGTAGCGAGCCTGTCAGCCGCCCAGATAAACGAGAGTGAAGCAACATACGTCAGCAAGATGAACCGACTGCTTGAACAGTGCGTTAAAGTAGGGACTGTTCACGGCAACTGGTTTGTCAACAAAAACGGTGACGGCACAAAGGTCAAGCTGTAAGGAGGGCTTATTGTGGAAGAACTTGATCGCACACATTATCAGCCCATTGAAGGCGTACCAGTTGAGATACACGTATGCAGCGAGGACTACTTTACATATGAAGCTCTTGCAGCTCCGTTTGTAACAAAAGTGGTTTCCGAAAATGAAAGCTTTATGATATTCAAGGCTTCAAAATACGGAAAACTCACTGTAAAAACGCAGGGGTCGGGTAATGTAAGGACAAATCCAGTTGTTACGTTTGAAGAGATTACGGAAAGCGAGGCGTTAAGCTATGTCGGCGGTGAATGATATTGTCAGTTCACTCATTTTAGCGCAGATGAACAGCGGTTCCGGCGGAAAGGTCAAGCCCATAACTATAACGGAAAACGGCACATACAATGTTTCCGACGCTGAAAAGGCTGAGGGGTATGTTGGATTTGCACCTGTGACGGTTGATGTGCCGCAGCAGGGCGGAGGAAAGTCCCTTGCTGACATTGTAGCCATGCCGACATTTGCAAGCATTGAATTTGGCGAGTTCAAGGCTGAATTTAAAGCTGCTGTTTCTGAGGGCAGGACAAACGCTGCTATAGGATATCCGCCGACAACGTCATATCAAAAAAAAGTCGTAATAAGTTCAGGCTGTCTGCAAATTGCCAAGGTTATAAGCAAAAACGGCGAGGCACTTTACGGCGAGCTAAATTCCACTGAGGGCGGCGTTGCACACACGAAAACATATAGATACAAAAACAACGCCGATGCTACGCAGGGTGTGTATTTGTATATGGATTTTGTTTGCGCATTGACCGGGACGGGAAGCGCTGAGGTGTATAATTATACTGACGGCGGACTGGCTAAGATATACATTGATATGACCTATGTAGAGACGGTCTATAACATTGACGGCAGCATAAAATCGACTGACGAACATTCAAGCCATGCACAGATGCCGATCTGCAACGTTTGTGCAAGCTATGATGATTATGCGGCGGAGTTTCTGTCTAATCTGTCGGATGACAGTCTGGCGGCGGCTGTTGTGGAAGCGTCCAAAGCGTTTTATGATACGTACAAAAAATAAATGGGAGGAATTTATATGATAACAACCCAGGAAACAACTGTAGCTGTCAGCGGTCTGACAACGGTGGAATTTGACCGCCGTTATCCGTTCTACGGTATCAGGAACGATAGCAGCAGTGCGATACAGGTATCGACTGTTAACGCCGAGTGTGTGGAAGGCGCCGACGGTGTAGTGACTGTCGCTAAGGACAGCAGTTTTGTTATTACAAACTGCGGCGATAAATTCAATGGCACTATGCTGTACCTGAATGGAAATGGCACTGTCACAGTCGTTGGTCAGTACAGCGACAGCAACCGTTTTAAGGTGGCACAGAAAGGGGGTGATGAAACTGTTGACATAACCCCTACATCACTGGGATATGCTCCGGAAGCAAAGATGTTTTATGATGGCATCTATAATTTCCCGCCTAAACACGCCACAAACGGCAACACATGGGTCGATATGGTGAACAGTCAGACTATGAGCCGATACACAGACGGCAGCGGTTCCGGACTGATAGCATCTAACCACTACATCAAACAGGCAGGTATTGCAACAGCGATGAAGATACCTGACATGATTGATTATGACCATTTTACTGTAGAACTGTTCGTTGAAATAACAGGCGGAACTACTAGCGAAAATGATATGATTAGTTGTTACGATAAGGCTGGTTTTGGCATTTACACCGAAAATGGTCAAATGATTGCGTCCATACGCTCTGAATCATTGGCCAATTACCTGAATATCGCCACAGCATTCAGTCGGAATACACCATATGGTTTGGGTATAACCTATGACGGACAGGCGTTTAAGTTCTATGTGAACGGCGCACTGGTCGGAACAAAAACGTTATCCGACTACAAGAAATCAACTAAAAATACGTATCTGGGCTGTTTGGGTGCTGGCGATACTAATTATGCGGTAGGCGCATATAATTTCTATCGTTTGGCGGCGTACAGCAGAGCGTTGACTGCGGCTGAAATCGCTCAAAACTACGAAAAGGACGTTAAACGTTACGTCAACGGCGAACCCGATTTTCCTGCTGAAGACGAGACGGAGTGGATTACCAGCATTGCAGAAAATCATAATAATATCTTTCGCGGTGATGATTTATTCGCCAAAGGGTATACTATTGATGATATCTGCGCTATGATTAGTGACGGAAGTTTTTCTGATATCTATATCGGTGACTATTTCACGCTGTCTGGCAGTATCCCCGATGTCCCCTGTTTTGTAGAGCAGACCGGTGATGATGGTACAAAATCACTGGTGGAATCGACCCAGACGGTCATATACAATACAAAATTCCGCATTGCGGGACTGGATACATACCTGAATACTGGTGATAAAGCATTTACACAGCATCACGCTGTGATCGTGCCTGACAAAGCTATCGGAAATAACAGAATGAACAGCACAAATGTAACTACTGGCGGATATGTTGGTAGTTTTATGTTCGCATCAGTATTACCTGTGTATAATGCACATTTTGACATAAAACTGAACAATCATTTGCTGACACACCGTGAATATTTGACTGTTAGTGTATCTGGAAATTCTGCTAATAAGTGTACATGGACTGATGTAAAATTCAACTTAATGTCCGAACCAGAAATATATGGATGTTCTGTACGGGGCGGTGTGCTCGACGTAGGCTCGAATTATCGACTATTTCCATTATTCCGTATATCGCCGACATATATATCTAACTCAGTTTGGAGGTGGTTGCGAGCTATCTATATGTCAACTAATTTCGCATATATTAGCGGCTCGGGCGTCGCAGGCGGAGGTAGTGCGTCTACATCACTCGGGATTTGCCCCTGTTTCTGTATAGGCTGAGGAGGTGTGACAAATAGATACGTACAATGAAATCCAGCAGAAAATAATTGACTGTCGCTGGCAGCTATCAGACAGTGCTAGCCCTATTGGGGACTGGAAAATAGCCAAGTGCTATGAATATGCGTTGATGGGGCTGCCTACACCGTATGACATGACCGAATTAAACGCCAAGCGGCAGGCGGTAAGAGACGAAATTAACGAGCTGGAAGAGAAATTGAAAAAATTTGATATTCCTGTGGTTAGGAAATCTGAGGAGGAATGAAAATGTCAATGAACATCAAAACTTATGTATGCGCCATTATCGGCGCAATCGGCGGGGCTGTTTCGGCAGCCCTGGGCGGCTGGGACAATGCCATTATTACGCTGCTTATCTTCATGGCGGCGGATTTTGCGACAGGTATCGCCTGCGCTATTTTCTGGAACAAATCCAGCAAGCCCGAGAACGGTGCGCTGTCCTCTAAGGCTTGCTGGCAGGGCATAATCAAAAAAATCTGCACCATACTGCTTGTGGTATGCGCCCATTACGCTGATGTGCTGCTGGGGTGTGATTACATACGCAATGCTGTTGTTATCGCATTTTGTGCGTCCGAACTGATATCAATATGCGAAAACGCTGCGCTTATGGGCGTTCTGCCCGAGCCTGTAAAGAGGATATTTGATAAAATCATTGATGTGATGAAGTCGAAAGGCGGGGAAAATAAGTGAGAGAAGTCAAAATGAAAATAATCGACCTGTCCCATCACAACGGGAAGGTCGATTTCGTGAAGGTCAAGGCATCGGGCATTGACGGCGTTATTATCCGCACGGGATTTGGCATTGAAAGCCCCAGGCAGGTTGACCGCCGATTTGAGGACTACTACAAGGGTGCAAAGGCGGCGGGTCTGATGGTGGGAGCATACCACTACTGCTATGCGAAAACTGCGGCAGAGGCGGTCAGGGAAGCTGATTTCATGCTGAAAATCATGAAAGGCAAGTCATTTGAGCTGCCTGTTTACGGCGATTTCGAGGAACAGGGCAAGGCGTCGAGGACTGTATGCTGTGACATGGTATCTGCATTTTGCAGCCGTCTGGAAGCCGCCAAAGCATGGGCAGGCATTTACAGCTATGACACATTTTTCAGGGACAAGCTGACTGCTGACCTTCCCAAGCGTTACACCTGCTGGGTAGCGAGAGTGGAGAACATTTTCCCCAAGTGCATCTCTGCTGACGACGTAGGCATCTGGCAGTACAGCTGGAAGGGCAAGGTTTATGGTATTAAGGGTAATGTTGACATGGACTACTGCTATCGTGATTTTCCTGCGGCTATTATCCGCAAGGGACTGAACAGGTTCTGATAAAATTTTCTCCCGCTCTCGGTTGAGGGCGGGAGATTGCTTTATAGCATGAATTGATAAAGTGGATAGATTTACAATATAAGTGCAACACATGGAAAAAATAATGACACATAAAGCAACTCGTGTTATAATGGGAGTAACCACACAACCATAAACAGGAGGAGCAATATGTGCCATTACACCCATTTTACCACAGAAGAGCGAGAAATGTCAAGAGTTTTGAAAGCCCAGGGATTCAGCATTCGGGTAATTGCCCGAATGCTGAATCGGTCGCCGTCCTCGGTGAGTCGAGAGTTTCGCAGAAATTGTTATGCCAATGGCGAATATGCCGCACATCATGCAGATAAGCTTTACCGAAAGAGAAGAAAAAACTGTGGCAGAAAGCCCAAACTCAAAGAAGGACCGGCACGTGATTATGTACTCGAAAAGATGTCATTAAGGTGGTCTCCCGAGCAGATCGCCGGTCGTTCCAAGCTTGACAATGAGCCATTCGGCATTTCATTTCCAACCATTTATCGTGCTATCGATTCCGGTGTTTTGCCCCCTCAGCTTAAGAAAATTATGCGTTTCAAATGGCAACACAAGAAGTGCAAAGGCGAGGATAAGCGTGGCAAAATCCCCGATACTACGCCAATCAGTAAACGTCCTGCCGGTGCAGAAAATCGTACCCGCTTTGGTCATTGGGAAAGTGATACTGTTCTTGGAATGCGTAAAACAGGCTGTTTCGGCACTCATGTTGAACGCAAGTCCGGTTATCTTGTTGCTTTCAGAATCAATGACAGGCAGGACAAGGCGTTCAATATAGCAACTATTAAAGCCTTTTCAGCTATTCCCGATAAGTTGAAGAAAAGCTTTACTGTAGATAACGGCAAGGAATTTGCTGCTCACAAGGAACTGTCTGAAGCAACAGGTATGAATGTGTATTTCTGTGACCCTTATTCTCCTTGGCAGCGTGGCACGAATGAAAACACCAACGGTCTGCTGCGGCAGTTCTTTCCAAAAGGTACTTCCTTTGCTGATGTTACCGATGAAGATCTACAGCACTTTGTTGATATGATTAACAATCGTCCGAGAAAACGTCTCAATTTCCTTACTCCCTTTGAGGTGCTCAAAAAATTTTTTCTCTGATTTTGTTGCACTTGACTTGACAATCTATCGTGTATTAAGTTTGACGTTAGTTTCTATATTATTTTTTTTAAAAATACAAGTTTTTTTCTATCAGTGCATATTTTTATTAAATTGTGTAAAAATATTATTATGAATTAACATTTTTTGTCTTGACATACAGTTATAGTTGATGTAAAATCAATATGTTATCTTATTAGAGATTGGGTGATAGTATGAATTTCAAGTTGAAAAATTTTGGAAAAATTACAGAAGCTGATATAAAACTTGACGGCATCACTGTCATTTGTGGAAATAATAATACAGGTAAAAGTACTGTTGGCAAGGCATTATTTTCTTTTTATAATTCGTTAAATGATTACAAAGAAAAGATTAATATTCAAAAGTATTCAAGGTTTAGATATTTCGTGTTTTCAAACGCAAGTTCTTCGTTAGATTTTCCAATCAGGATTTTTGAAAAGGATGCCCCCATTCCATTTATCAAATCACAATCTGGAAATTTTACTGTTGAACAAGTAAAAGAGTATTTGGAAAAGGATTATTCCATAAAAGTTTCAAAAGAGAAAATAGCTTCTTTAGTTGAATACCTTAATTTACCAGAAGAAGACATATTAAATGAATATGTTTTTAGGTATTTTGGACTTGTTATGAATAATCAAGTAAAAAAATTGCATACAGCAAGCAGGTGCTCAGTTAATGCTAATATAAAGGGAAAGAGTAATAGCATTGCATTAAATATAAAGTCATGTACATGTAGAATTTCGGAGCCAATCGAACACACAGCCTACTATATTAACAATCCATTTGTTTTGGATTGGTTAAATCTTCCAAATTTATCTTTGATAATTTCTACAATGAATCCTATGGATAGAAGTGTTGTAAGCGCTATTGCTAAAGCCCAGGCAGATTTAAATGAAGATTCAATGACTAATATTCTTGACTCTGTAATAAATAAAAAAGATCTTGATGAAGTCAGAGAAATATTAAAGCGTGCATATACTGGCGACACAATAGTTAATCATGGTAAGTATTTTTATAACGAAAATGGTACAGATTTTGATTTCAGAAATATTTCGGCTGGTCTTAAATCATTTGGCCTTATAGAAAGAATGCTTGAGACTGGTGTCTTAAAACGTAAAGATGTTTTGATTCTTGATGAACCAGAGATTCATCTTCATTCTGAGTGGCAGCTTATTTATGCAGAGCTTATTGTTGTTCTTCAAAAATTATTTGATCTTAATATTCTTATTGTTACTCATAGTTTCGAGTTTCTTGAATCATTAAACTTCTTTATGAAAAAGCATGGTACTTTAGATAATGGTAATTATTATATGCCAAAAGAGACAGAAAAGGGAGTAATCATTGAGTATAATGATAATAATTTAAGTGAAATAAAAAGAAATCTAAAGAGTGGAATGTTTACACTCGCTGATATGCAACTTGACGATTTGAGCAACGGTGATACTGATGAAGAAAATAACGAATGAGTATTTTTCTAAGTTTTGCGATGTTATAGAGCGCTCATTGACAGACCATTCAAAATTTGAGCTTTGTTTAAAGGATATGAAAGATGCATCTTTAGATGACGACCATAGAGATTATGTATATAAAGATACAAATTGCAATATGGTGGTAATAAAGCTGGATGAGTACACAAAAGACTTTATCATTATGCGCCGTAAGGAACAGCCAGAGGTCAAAGATCATCAACCAAAAGCAGTTGATGCAGTATGCGTTAATAAAAGTAACGAATGGTTTTTAATAGAGTTTAAAAACCAACCCTTGGATTCTGCTTTGAAAGACATAACCAAAAAGATGGCTAGTAGTTTTTGGCTTATTGCTTTTCTTTATTCAAGATTATCTGAAAAAATGACAGATGAAAGTGATTTATTAAAGTTTGCAAGGGAACACGTAACTTTTATTGCTGTAGTTAGTTCTAGTCAAAACGTTGATTATGAATGCGCTATTGGGGCAAGTTGGGATGAAAAAGGACCTTTTTATACTCCAAATAAATTTTTGAAGTATAGGGGTTATTATTTTAAAGATGCATATGTCTTAACAGAAAAGGGATTGCGACACTTCATAAAAAAATTTGATGAATAA